GAAGCTGCCGCTGAGAAATTTAGATTTACAGCCGATAATGAAATAGGAATTGCAGGTGCTAACTACGGGACAGACGGCCAAGTTTTGACCAGTGGTGGTGCAGGTGCCGCAGTTGCTTGGGAAGATGCAAGTGGAGCAATAACAGCATTAAATAATGCCACAGCAAATGAACTAGTAACTGTTGGCTCTACGACAACTGAACTGGAAGCAGAAGCTAAATTATTATTTAACGGTACTGACATGACAATTGGTGATGCAACGGCTGAAGATATTTCCATTATATTTGATGGTAATGCCGCAGATTTTGTAATAGGATTAGATGATTCAGAAGATGGTCTATATATCGGAACAGGAGGTAATGTACCTAATTCTGCTCTGTGCATAGATTCCAACAATAATCTAACTGTTGGTTCTCATCTTGCAGTAGGAAGTGCTACTCCATTTATGATTAGAGGGGACAGTTCTTCAAATACTGGCCAGCAAACTGCTAGAGTTATGAATGTGGGACTTGTTTTCAATGAAGTTCGTTCTGGAATGGAGAGTGTTTGGGCCATAGGTCCCGATGGAACAACTTTTGTATGTTCAAATTGCACGGATGACCCAAGCGTAAATGCTTTTCAAATTAGCCAATCAGAAGTTGTTAGTGGTGATTTTAATGATACGTCAGATGTCGCCCTTAAAGAGAACATAGTGTCAATAGATACCGCAATAGACACGGTTAAGCAACTGCGACCAGTTAATTTTGATTGGAAAAGAGGGGGTAAAGGTTCAACGAGTGGCTTCATCGCACAGGAAGTGGAATTACTTCTGCCAGATGTGGTCAAGGGTGAAAATTTTGATTCTAGTGATAGAACATCAATAGGTAAAGCACTTAATGCAACAGGAGTTCTTGCCCACGTTACAAAAGCATTACAGGAATCAATAACAAAAATAGAAACTTTGGAAGCCAAAGTAACAGCATTGGAGAACGCATAAATGTATATTGGACGTGACGTAGATAATATTTCAAATGTAGAAAAACTCGATAACATCACCTTTGATGGTGGTACAACCTACGCATTGGAAAAATCAAGCGTGGCGTAAACCCAAAGGAATAAACAATGAGTGATAAATGCCAAAATTAAAGGAAGATTGCACACACCCTGATTGCAATAACTGAACAATGACCAATGGCAGAGAAACCACAAACTGCGAATATAATATCGGACAAAACCAATATCGCAATGCCGATCAAAAATATGATTGGAATAATTGCTCTAATTTGTTCATTTATTTTTGCGTATACCCAAATTACCTCAAGACTAACTTCATTAGAGACAAAAGATGAATTAATGTCTGCCGACCTTTTAAAAAAGGCAGAGCAAACACCCAAGAATCTAGAAATCTATATGCTTATCGAGCATAATGCGACTTCTCTTGAAAAAATAACAAAATCAATAGAATCAATGATGAATAATCGCCTAAATATAGATTTCCTAAAAGACCAAGTTTTGAAACTTCAAAAAGATGTTGAAAGTTTAAAAGACAAAGTTCGTGAAAACAAGAATGGAAACAATTAATGCAAGAGTTGGTCATTGGTCTTTTAATGTTCATAGGCATTGAAATGAAAGAGCATACCTACTATGATAGCTTATCAGCTTGTTTAAAAGCAAAAAGAGTTTCAGAAAGAAATATGGGAAATAACGCACCTCGTTTGGAATGTAAACCTGTGATGGCGATAACGGAAGTATGGAAAGAAGATGGCAAGAAACACATTATTAAGATCATTGATGATTAGTCTGACATTGTTTTCCGTATGGGGTTGCACTTTAGGAATGAAACCCAGCAAAACTTCTGTTAAGGTTTCCAACACTATGAGCAACATTGACAAGGCGAATGATGAAAAGGATCAAACTAAAAACTCTATGACCATATCAGTTCAACAAGATTTTAAGTGGGATAAATGAAAGATTTAAAAATACCCTTGACATTAATTTTCGCAGTCGTTCTGCAATTCGTGGCTTTGGTGTGGTATGTTTCAAAGATAGATTCCAAAGTGGAAATTTTATATTCAACATTCGAAGCGGAAAATCAAAAGGATGTCATTGAAAATCAAGTCAAGATGAAATTTGATTTGGAGAATCTCATAAAGGAAGTGCAACAAATTAAAAAGGATTTGAAACAGGCAAATTCAAAAGACAAAAAAATAATGAGGCAACACGAAAAATTATTTGAATTGATTGAAGGCGGCAGTCAAATGATGCAACAGAACGAAACCAAAGGTGGAATTTATAACTGATGGGTTTGATTAAAACTCGTTCCGATCATTTCACACCGATTAGAAAAAGAACTTCAATAGGCAACTCTCCTCGATCAAAACCAAAGAACAAACATAAGTTGAAATCTTGGAAGAAGTATAATAGACAAGGTAAAAGAAGATGATTAATTATGTGGAATATTATTGGCACGATTTGTTTTATGGGAATGGCCTTGTCGCCTGACCACCCCCTGTGTTGGAATAACGCCACGATACCTATGGATTTTGAAAACGAAACATCTTGCATACTCACAAGGGACAGGTTGGCTGTTGACTTGAATGTTGATATGAACGCAAGAAATGTTAGAATGATTTTATACTGTGCGGAAAAGAAAAAAATTGATATGGAAAAAAAAGAAAACAATGATATAGAAAAAAAAGAAAAGGGTAAAAATGAGCAAGTTGAATCCACAGACGACAAAGGAACATATTATTCACATCTACGATAAGATTGACAACATAGAGAGGAATCATTTGTTTCACATAGAAAAGGAAATAAAAAAATTAAATTTCATTCTGTGGAGTGTCGGCTTTGCCGTGTTCGCCAATGTGCTTATCGCCCTGCGTGGACTTATTTTTTAATTCCAAATTACCAATAATTTAAGTATAGACATTCACTATGAAAGACAGTGAGTGGGACGAATTAAAACTCATTCAGGAGAAACTTCACGATGCTCTTGAAAAAGGTTATCCACCAGAAGGACACGGAGGCGTGACAAGTTTAAAGGGTGCGAAGCAAGTCGTATCAGAATCTTTAAATATTCCACGAACAACACTACTCCGAAGAATAGAATCAATAGAAAAACTTGCCATTGGAAGTTCCCATTGGGAGATTGAATGGCACAGGTACAAGGAAGTCAAACCAGAATACATCATTGAACAAGTCAAGACACCCATAATAAAAATTTACAAACCCAAGACCTCATTCAGCAAACCGATAAAAGTTTTCGTCATTCCAGACGCACACGACAGTCCGAATAAGAAAAAAGACAGGTTTTATTGGATAGGTCGAAGAATAAAAGAATACGATCCAGATCACATTGTCTGCATAGGCGATTGGTCTAACTTTGATTCATTGGCTAATTTTCCAAGTATGAAGAATTGGACTGTAAAGGGTCAGCAGAAGCCGAACATATTGGAAGACATCATCAGTTCCAAGAACGCCTTAAAAGAGCTTTACAGGGGTCTAGGAAAGGTTTTAAGGGCGAAGAAGCACTTTTGTATGGGTAATCACGAAGTACGCCTTTATCGGTACGAAAATGAGCATCCAGAAGTCGTAGGCGCTTTTTCACAGCAGTTTGAAAACATATGGCGAGAAAGAGGTTGGGGCATATCACAGTATGGCGATTTTCATTTTATCAAGGGGGTCGCTTTCGTTCACGCACCATTGAATGAAATGGGTCGAGAATATGGTGGGAAGTTGGCTGAATCCTCAACCATAAGCAATTCAGCAATGTTTGACATAGTTTTCGGACACAGCCACAGGGAACGATCTTGGCGAAGTGGTAAGATTGGTAAGGGGAATTATGTCAAAATAGTGAATGTCGGTTGTTGCTTGGAACACAACGAAATTGAACAATACGCTAAAATGTCAACAACAGGATGGTCGTATGGAGTTACAGAATTATTATTGGCTGATGGTCATATTCAAGGACACAATCAAGTTTCTATGCTAGAACTCAAGGAGAAATATGAAGAAAATAAAAAAGACATTAAATGAACAAAAAAAAAAGTTGAAAAAGCTCTGTTAGAATGGGGTTTTAAAAAGGAATGGATAAAAAAAACCTTAAAAAAAGTAAACAAGATTTAATCTGGGAAAGTTTCTTGCCCTTTTATCTGCAATACTATTGGGAACAAGACAGGGAGAATAAATGGTCGCTGACTTGGTATCACGGCCCTAGAATAAAATGGATGGAGTTATATGAATCTGGAAAAATTAAAAGACGACCTGCGAACTGAGGAAGGTTATCGTGATATGATCTACCTTGATAGTATGATACCACCAAATGCTACCATTGGCATTGGTCATCTTGTCAAGCCAAGTGATAACTTTGTTCAAGGCAAAAGATATTCAAGAAAGGTAATCGAGAAAATTTTTGATTATGATGTCAAAATATGTGTTCAAGATGCTTATAATTTGTGTAAGGAT